ACCTGGTCGACGAACTTCACCCCATCGGCGACCTTGCCGCCGGTCATCGTCGCGAACTCGACCGCCGTCTGCGACAGCTGCTCCATCTGCGTACGGGTGAACTTGCCGGTGTTGGCCAGCTCGGTGAGCGCCTCGGCCGCATCGCCGTAGCGACCGGTTGCGGCGCCCACGCGATTGGCCGTATCCACCAGCTGCCCCGCCGTCGCAGTCGACGCCGCACCGGTTGCGATCAGCGCGCGGTTGAATTTGTCGCTTTCTTCCTCGCCCTTGATGATCGCTATCACGAACACGCCGACCGCGGCTGCGGCCGCCGCGATGCCGATGCCCATCGGCGTCATCAGCTTGGTCAGCAGGCCGGCCTGGTTGGCGAACGCGGCGCCGGTGCGGCGCAACCGTCCGAAGTTGCCGGACATAACCTCGCTCACCGCAGTGGCGATCTCCGACTGCGCGCGCGAATTGAGCATCGCCTCCTTGTTCGCCGCCGTCTGCGCCTTGGTGACGACGATATCTTCTACCTTGGCCTTGTCGGCGAGCTTCAGCGCGGCGGTGTAGGTGTCCTCCTCGATCGCGCCCATGCTCAGCGCGTTGTTCAGATCGGCCATCGCCTGCTTGATGCCGGCGGTTGTCATGGTCCCCGACCGCAACGCGGACATTGCGGCCTCGGCATCCTTGGCCGCATCGTTGAACTTCTGCCAGTTCACCATCTGCGCGTTTTGCGCGGCGATCACATCGCGTCCGGACGCCACTTGGGAGGCGTTGGCCTTGGTCGCGCTTTTCTCCACACCCTCGATCTGCGCCTTCACCTCGGCCAAGGCCGCGTTCGCCTGGGTGGCGTCGGCCTTCAACCGCAGTGCAAGATCGAGATTGCTGTCACCCGTTGCCACGTAAGTCGCTCCCTTGAATCAGTTCTGGCGCAGCAGCTGCAGCAATTCGCGCCGCGACCGCAAACCTTTATCGCTGCGGCAACCGCCGTAGGCCGCCGCGATCGCGTCGATCAGATCCGCACGCGCATGTCGGTCGCGACGCTTCTCGGCGTCATGCAGAGCCATCAGTTGACGCTCGGTGTAGAGGCGTCCGAGGTCGCAGGCGCGGCCGTGTCCGGCGCGGGCGACGGTGTTGAAGATGTCAGACCAGTTGGGTTCGTCTTGCGCCGCAGCTCCGCCATCACGCGATCGCGCTGGCGCCCCACGACCGCTCGCCAGAAAAAACGGCTGCACGTACCCCACCAGGTCATCAGCAGCCGCTCGGCGTCCGGTCCTTTCACGCTGTCGATGAATTCGCGATCCTCTTCAGCGACGGCGAGCTGGATCAGCTCGCGCGTGAGCGCGCGATGTTTGGACAGGATGTCCAGGTATTTCTCGATGCCGGCGTCGGCGGCTGCCGCATCCTTGGCAAGTGATTCCAGGTCATCGATCAACGGCGCACCTTTGGCGCGCGCGGTCATGCCGTCGAACAGACGGTACTCGCCAATCGTGATCTTGCGGCCGCCGACATCGAGCTCGACGTCCGGCTGCATGACGTACAGGTCATCGAGCGCTTTTTCCATGCTCGATTGCGAGTCCGCCTTCGGCGCGGCGGATTGAAGTTTGCGGGCCATGAGTTCTCTCTTCGTTGCAGAAACAATCGGGCTGCGTCCGGAGCGGCGCGCAGCCCGATGGGTGACAACCGCTGCGCTTACAGGAACGTCACGCGGGCGAAGCCGCCGTAGTTGGCGTCCGCCGCATTCAGCGAGTCGTAGAGGCAGCCAATGGCGAGATCCTCGTTGGCGGCCGCTTCGCCGATCCAGTCGACGCTGGCAAACGGTTGCGGCTTGCCGCGGTAGACCTCGATCAGCACCGGCGCGTTGCTCTCGGCGGCGTTCAGACCTTCGATGCGGATGTAGCGGTCTTCCGGCATCTGGGTGAACATCGGGAAGCTGTCGGCGGCTTCGTAGCTGTACGCGGCCTGCAGTGGCTCGATGTAGCTGCCGGCGGTCATGTCTTCCAGAATGCCGACGTTGCCGAATATCAGGGAGTTTTCCTTGTACTCGGTGCCCTTGGTCAGGGTCTTCGGCGTGCCGGTGGAGTCGGTGATGATCAGACCGCTGGCGTTGCCGTATTTCAGCGCGATCTCGTCGCCAGCCTGCAAACCGGTCGGGAACGTTTCGCCAGTGACGGTGCCCGCGACGATCGACAGCGGCGTCGAGTAGAACCCGAGCGCGGCCGACGTCTTGGTGAACTGCTTGCAGGTGAGCGTGAGCGTGCCGCTCTTCTGGCCGGGGATCTGCGCGGCCAGCAGCTTGTCGCCGGTCTGGTCCTCGTAGATGTCGGTCATGTTGGACTTCAGTTCCATCTTGGCGCCGCTGCAGTCGGCGAACAGCGCGAAGGCCAGCGGACGGCCGGTAGGACCGCGCTTGGCGACCAGCACGCGGCCCTGGCCGGAGTAATACTGCGGAGTGTCGAGTTTCATGGAGGTGATTCCTGTTCAGGGATGAGCGCTGGCGGTGACGCCGGGAGTGGAGTGCAGCGACCGATCAGGACTTGATCGGCGTGACGTTGTCGGGCGCCTTGTCGGCCTTGCGCGCGGCCTCGGCCGCGGCCGCCGCATCGAGCGCATCCTTGTAGGCGTCCTGGTCTTTCGGCGAGAGCTTCTTGATCTCGGCGCTGATCGTGTCCAGGCCGTCCGAAATCACGTCGAGACGCTTCAGGAACAGCGCATCGTGCAGCGGAATGTCGATCTTCGCGCCAGCTGGGTGTGGCACGTCGTTGTGGCGGTGGGCTTTCTTCAATGTGACTTTCATGATGGGTCGACTCCGATGAAATGCTGCGTTTGGTAAACCTCGGTCCACAACGTCGTGGCGCCGTCGTAATCAGACAGGTTGCCCTGCTGCAACATGCACGGGCGGCTGCCATCCACTTGCGGCGCCCAGCCGATGAGCGACTGGCGCACCGCGCCCACGATCGCTTGCAGGCTGTCGGCCGATTGCGCGCCGAGCTGCTGGCGATAGTTGCGCACGGCAATCACCACGCCGAACGTGACGATGGCGCGCTGCCGCACACGCACCTGCGCGCCGGGCGACACGTTGCCGGGCTGGTTGGCCTCGGCCTTCTCGCGGGCCAGCAACACGTATGCACATGGCGGCACGAAGTCGGCCAGCTTGGTGACCGTCGCGTAGTCCGCCGCGCCGGCGACCTTGCGCAGTACCGGCATCGTCGCCACCAGGCGCGCGATGATCGATTGCACATCGAAGGGGCCGGCCTGCATGCATCACCACACCTTCGCCTTGAGCGCCGACAGCTTCGCCTTCGCCGGTGTCACCACTTTGGTGTTGGCGGCGGCCAGCCACGTCTGCAGCAACGGCCACGCGTATTTCAGGAAGGTCTGGCCACCGGCCGCCCCAGCGGCCGCACCGATTGCAAATCCGAGAATGAAATCGAACATGGCGGTCACCGAAAGTTGAAGGTCTGGTCACGGCCGAACACCGGGGCATCGCCTTCAAAGCGCACCTCGTTCGTGGCCGGGTTGTCGAGAACGGGATCGTCGGCACCGAGCGAGAGCTGGCCGCCGGCGACGGCAATGAGGAACTTGATCGCGTCGCGGTAGTCGCGCACGATCGGATCGGTGTTTTCCAGCGACTGCCGGCTCTTGTGCAGGTTGTAGCGCGCGATCGCGCGCGCATACACAACCAGGATGCCGGGCAGCTTGGTCAGCGGCAGCGTGTAGCGCGGTGCCAGATAACCGTCGATGACGTTGTCTGCGTCGTCGATCGCGGCCTGCACGTTCGCCAGGGCGAGATCCGCGACGTCGATATCCGCCTGCTGCCACGCGCTGCGATCGGCGCCACGCAGCGTGGCATCCATCAAGCCCGCATCCACGATCGCATCGCGATCGGGCGTCGCGACCTGCGCGACTTCGGTCGCACCTGGACGGTCGGCAAGTTGTGCGGGCGTGATGTACATCAGTCGTTCGCGGGCGTGATGTCGAAGTAGTAGTTCTTGCCGAGCTCGAACTGGTCAAGCGCAGCCTGGTTGTTGCATTCCATTTCGAAGTGGCCGGTCGGCGTGGTGTTCGAGAAGCACACGTCTTCGGGAACGCTGCCGTCGTACTGGGCTTCGAAGCGAAGCGTCCGCGCGTGCGGCACCCCGTAGCAGGACTGACGGATCGACGTGAGCTTGAACTTGGCGCGGACGGACATGGTGTTCACCTGGTGGAAGGTTGACTCTGGGATCGGGCAGCGGAGCCAGCTTCGCTCCGCTGCCGTCACCACTCTTCGCTACATGCGTGCGTTGAATTCAGTGCGTGGCTCTCCACGCTGTCACGCCTGTTGCCGGCGGCGTTCCCGTGCCCGCGACCTGTAAAGTCGTTAGCGGGCCGGCCCTACGGATCAGCTCAACCAGGGCGAGACCAGGATCTGCAAACGTCCCGCCAGGGTGTTGGTGGCGCCGGCCGCGTTGAAGGCGTTCTTCAACAGCGCGGTGGCGGCGAACTCCAGCGTCGGCGGCACCACCAGGTGCGTGCCGACCAGGCCGAGCGGACGCCCGTAGTCGCCGGCGCGGCTGGTGAGCGCGGTGATCGCGGCGGTGAGGCCCGTTTCATCCAGCGTTTCCTGGCTGCGAACCGCCATCTGCCAGAAGCCGTAGCCGACGTTGTCGCGCGTGTCGATGCCGTAGCGGAACTCGTTGCGGTCGAACACGTTGTCGTCGGTCTCGCGATCCTTGGCGACGAAGTTGGCCGACTTGCGCTGCTGGAAGATCATCGGCTTCAGCGCGCGGCTGTTGTCCAACACGTACCAGGCCGTGCCGGCGCCGCCAATGTCGTTGCTCTGGTTGACCGGCTTGCCGTTCTTGTTCAGCACCGGATGCGTGCCGCTGAAGAACGCCTGGCCGTCGTAGCCGTTGCCGTTCGCAGCCAACGCGCCGAACACGGTTTCATCCGGATGCGCCGCGGCGCTGCGGCCCATTTCGGTGAACAGCGGGGTGTACACGCCGTACTGATCGTCCTCGATCGCCGGACGTGGCACGGCGATGGTCAATTCGAACGGCTTGTTCTTGATGGTGTAGCCGGACGAGGCGATGCCGTTGATCACGCGATCGCCGACCCACTCGCGCAGGCTGGGCAGCTTGCCCAACCAGCCGTACTCTTCCGAGCCGGTGGTGGACGGAACGGTGGTGGCGATGGTGCCGAACTGCGGTGCGGCCTGACCGAGACCGCCCTGGAAAGCAGCTTTGAAGGCCACGTAAAGGGTCTTCAGGTTGCCTTGGTTGATGATCATGGAATTGCTCCGGAGGTTGGAAGGTCAGGCGAGGCGAACCGCGCCGTTGGGTTTGGAATCAGGTCAGCCGACGCGGACCCACACGCCGTTGGCGTCGACGTCGACGATCTCGCCGGCCGCCTTGCGGGCCCCGGAGTTGTCGGTCTTGGCCACGGTGTTGTCGTCGGCGATGTAGCAGGTGGCGCCGATGTCGGTGCGCGCGATCAGATCGGTCGAGGCCGAGTTGGCGAACTGGAACACGCCGGTCTCGCCGTTGGCGTTGATGTCGCCATCCGCGCCGGCGCTGTTGTCCGCCTGCGTCTGGCACACGGCGCGCGCGATGCCGGAACCCGCGGTGCCGGCAGGCACCGCAAATCCCGTGGCGCTCAAGGCGTACATGGAGCCGGCGAAGATCTTGGTGGCTGCAGCGACCGGGTCGCTGAACTGCTTGCCGTCACGGCGCTGGGCCAGGCGATCGGCGGTTTGAGCGGTCATGGTGAAATCCTTCTGTGACTGGCCGGATTGGCTTCAGGCGGCTACGGCCGCGCGGGTGATGGGGTGATCAGGCAGCTTTCGCTTTCGCGAAGTCCTCGGCCTTGATGCCGGTGGCGCTGCACACGGCCAGTTCCTCGGCGGTGAGCGCGTGCGGGTTGGCTTCGGTCTTTTCCGGCGCGCGGCCGCCGGTCTGCGAACCGGAGAGCGCGGCGATCGGCTGCGCGGTCTTGAGATACGCCGACAGCGCGGCGACATCCTTCTTGCCGAGTTCGGTTGCCCAGTCCTTCTGCGCGGGCAACAGGCGACCATCCTTCAGGCCGGCATCGACCAGCTGCGCGACTTCGTCGCCGCGGACCTTCGCGGTCAGCGCCGCGAGCTCGGTCTTCACCGACTCGAACTGCGCGACCGGCACGAACTTGGCCGGGTCCGCCTCGGCGGTCGCGTCGGCCTTCGCCTTGACGGCGGTGCACGCGGCAACGATCGCCTCGGGCTTCGCGTCGTCGGCAACACCGAGCGCCTTGCGAACACCGGCCAGCGGATCGGCCTTGAAGTGCGCAGTGAGCGCGGCGATGGCCTGGTCCTCGGTGGTCGTTTCGGCATTGAGCGCGA